ACCAGCTGCAGCTGTGCCAGCCTCAACTTCGACTGAAGTCAGTGCCGGAGCCCCGCCCGCTTTTACTTTGGCCGCACCAACGGTGCCTAAAGCTACTTGAGTATCAGCGACGACATAACTGCCGATCGGCAAAGCGCCGACTTGGTTCGAGCCGACGACAGCTTCAACGCGGCCTTCCAGCTGGACACCGCCGAAGCTGAAGCCATCATTGACTGTGAAAGGCTCGATAGCTTTTACGAATCCGTCGATTTCATCGCCATCGGTCGCCAGGACATAGTTCTGGGCTGTGCCGAGTTTAACCGCTTTGTTCAGGTCTTTATCGCTGAACTTAGTGGAATTGTTGGGTCCCAATGCAGCCGAAACCAGTTCGGTCTCGACTAATTGTGTAAATGCAAATGCAGTCATTTTTCTACCTCCATGTAGAATTGTGGATTAAGGGTGCTTCTTAGATGGTCTCACTGCGCCGATTCGCGCACTATGCAGCGGCATCACCACGGTACTCGCTACACTCTCTGGCTCTTCATCGCTCGGCGGTATAGCTACCCCACCGATCTTAAAGCTCTTGCCAAAGTCAGCGTTCACTTGGTTGAAGTGCTGCAATAACGCTTCGTCGCTCAGAGAACTCAAGTCACTTCGCGTGCCGCCCAAAGCAATTTTACGCAGATTGGCGAAGTCTTCAACGATCGTTCGCATATGCGCGTGAGACGCGGTCATCACATCGACCTGAGTTTGTAGATTGTGCTGCTCGACCGACATGGTGACCAGCTTCTGATTGACCGAAGCCAACTCAGCTTTCAAATAGGATACGAGCCCGTCGTCTACGGTTGCTGGTGCAGCCGGCGCAGACGCAGCCTCAGGTTCGACTGGAGCCTCGGGAACTTCCGGAGAGGTTATCTCAGCGCTAGGCTCAGTCGCGGCCGCAGCCTCTGGCGCCTCAGGCGTAGGTAATTCAGGTGAACCGGTCAAGGTCAGCAGAGCTGCTTGCTGTTCAGTGAGAAATTTAGTTTGTTTAGCCATGTCATCAGCCTCCATGCTTGTGACGTTTGTTGATTCCATTCTTGTGGGCTGCGGTTGCTGACCCACCGTTATCGATTTAGATGGCTTTGTCAATTTGCTCATCATATCATCAATTGACAGAATTCCGTCAATTAATCCCACGGCATGCGCCTCTGATGCCAGGAACTCTCTACCGTCCGCCATGGTATTGTGAACGATGTCCGGAGTTGTCTTGCGTGATTTAGCAACATGCGCGACGAACTCATTATACATGGCATCGAGCCGATGCTGAATAATGCCTTGCGCCTGTGGCGTGAGTTTTTCATAAGGACCGGCGAGCGCTTTGAACTGGCCCGCTCGCAGCACTGTCACTTTAATGCCCTCATTTGCCAACATCTTAGTGATTTCCTGGTGAACCGTAATCACGCCGATTGATCCCACGGTAGCCAGCTTGGAGGCAAAGATCTGTTTCGCACCAGCGCCGATCCAATAGGCAGCCGACGCCATCATGCCGTCAGTATAGGCGTAGACTGGCTTGCTCAACTTGGGAAGCAGATCTGACACCGTCTCGATGCCTTTAGCAGATCCGCCGGGTGAATCGATATGCATCAAGATCTTGTCGGTCGTGCTATCCTGTTCAGCAAGGATCAAGGCCTCGCGGATATCTGGGTAACTAGGTATGCCGAAAAGCTTGGTAACCCAGTTACTGGCAGAGACAATCCCGCCTTTAATGGTGACCATCGAGACATTTTGATGGTTGCTCAGAAGCGCATTATCCGGAGAATCGTCTTCTCCCGTATACGCTGTGCGAAGTTCGACATCGAAAGACTTCTTCTCGAGATCGAGATAAGTATCGAATGAATCCTCGTCGCCCAACCAGTAGTGATATTTTGCCATTTCTACGTCCTTGGTATATTCGGGTTATTATTCGAGTACAACTGATCAATCCTTTGATGTGTACGGTCGAACCCGCGGTTTAAATCTGATTTCAAGTCTCTTAGTATAGACTCAAGATCCTCTCTTGACACATATCTCGATTCAATATGCGTGATTCTTAACTCGTAAGCATCCAGCTTCTCTGTTACATCCCCCACTTTACTGGAGGCAGCCTTGAATGCCAGAGACGTAATCGCCGCTACCCCAAGGCCAGCCCAGTTGATGACTTTCTCAAGTAACTCGATTGGCTCGAAGAATGGTTCCTGCATCTCACGTATCCCTGAATACCTTTAAGACTTTGTCTACGTATGCCTGATTCTCGAAACGGCCCCCGGAGAACCTGACGGACCCGGCATTATAAGCGGCCGCCACACCGGCATAACCATGCTTATCGAAGAATCTCGACATTAACTTAGCAAGATACATGGCTCCATACTGTACGCCGGGTACCCCACAAAGTTCAGGGAAGAACCCACGAAATCCATATTCTCTTGCGACCGCGCCCATGACCTGCATCGGTCCCCAGGAAGCTTGCTGGCCAATCCATTCCGTATTCCGTGAACCTAACCTCGGGATATAGGGGAAATCGGACGGCGCCTTCTCGTTATTGAGCTCTTCAGGACGTAGAGCCCGGAACGGGGTGTCGGCATGAACATTCCACAGGTAACGATACGCTACTTCAGTCCTCCAAGCATGCTCTTGCTCAGACGACTCGACCTGAATGATCGCCCGAATAAACGCGGGAGCCACCTCATACTTTTGCCCAATCGCATAGATATCTTTCGCCGTAATCATATTATGCCTTTTTATTACTTTTGCCGCCGGCCGCTGTCGGCGTGTTCGGGGTCAATGCCTGCTTAACAGGATCACCGTTCGGGCTCGGTATTTGCGCCCCATTCCCGGCGCCGGTCGGCGTAACGGTAAACATCGTTCCCGATAAAGGAGGCGCCCCAGGAGCTCGTGGGCCTGTATGCAGCAGCTCTGCAGCTTCATCATCAGTGATGAAGCCCAGAGAGAGTTGCTCGAGGATCCTGGTTTGATGCATTGACTTGAAAGCTTCAAGCTCTGCCTCAGGGCGCAAATCGATAGAGTCGAATTCGCAGACCACATAGCCTTCGAATCCAAGAAGTCTCATAGAGAGGGTTAATGCTCGCGACAGGACTGCTTCCACAGGAGTATGCGGCCCAGCCGCGGTCTTCAGATATAGCAAACTCTCGGTGCTGGAGGTATTCTGAGAGCCACCGGTCGTTCTCTTGCCAACAATAGCCGCAGGGGTCTTCAAGGCTGTCGCCAAGATAGCGTCAATGGTCTCCATCAGCGGCTTGTAATCCGCTGACGCGCCGATCTCTGAGTTCAGATAATCTGCCTGCATGGAGTTGAAATACACCAATGCCGCTTCCGGCGTCAAGTTTTCGATTTCAGCTTTGATCTTTATCCGCTCATTCTCAACCCACTGCGCGATCTGTACCGGATCTGACTGCACCGAGGGCGGCGCGCTCTTGATCACATCTTCAAGGTTAAGTTTGACCACCAGTCGTGAATGCCCTGAGCGCTTCACCACGCGACGGATGTCGTCCACTGTCTCTGCATGAAAGAATGAAGTATTCAGTCCTGGCTCAAGTGGAGACTGACTGTAGGTAGATGTTAGATCCTGATCGAGAGAAGCATAGAAAAATGTTGGGATATCAAGGAGAATATCCTCGCCATTCGCCGTTTGGTACGGGATTGCTTTGTTTGTGTCATTTGAACCTAACTTCTGTTTTCCAACTTTCCACTTTATGGTCTCAGGACTCACCGGCTGTAATCGATACGGCAACCCAGCATCGTCCAGCACAAGTTCTACCGCGCATGCTCCTGTCAAGGGTATCGAGCGAATCAGTGAAGACTTAACCAGATCGAATGACATCCGGTCATCAAACCCAGTGGTATAGTCGTACTGATTATTGAACCGGTTGATCAGCGATCTCAACAGCGCGGACCCGTCCGGGCTAAGCTGATGGGCCATATCATAGACCCGCATGTAGACTTCAGTTTCCGCCAAGCGCACCCAAGCGCCCGTGGCGGCAGAAACATCTCCATGCACGCGCGCCAAGGTTCGGATCGCTTGCAGCGTCTGGCCGGTATTGCGGAGAGAGGCGAGGGTCTGATTAAAATAAGAAGTTAGCGAATTGGTAATATTCGCATCGGGATCTTTGCCTGTGGTAGGCGTGGCAGTCATGATGCCGTTTTTCAGCTTCTTGATGACCACCTTGTCGTTAATGTCTGTTGCCATCCATGGCTCCCGTCTGCTATTCCGTTATGATATTCGTATCAAGCGTAATATGCAAGATCACTCATTCTCGCGCGCCCAGGCATCACGGCACTCGATCGAGCACCAACGATGCTGTTGACTCTTTGTCGGAGCAGGACACTGCCAGCAGATCTGACTGGGGTTATGCAAATGAATCTCGACCTTCCCAGTCTCCTCGTCTCGCAGCAATTCAGTTTTATTTAGCGCCGCCTTAAAGAAAATATCCGTAGCTGCAGCCGCCGCTTCAGAATTAATCCCATCCATGGGTTTATGTCCTTATTCCGCCGGAGTTGCTTGCATACGCAGGGTGGCTGACATATGCCCAACAATGTCAGGATATTTGCCGGTACGGCAAAACTCCAGGAAGTTGGCCATGCGTCTATCATTTGTTTCCGCTCGTCGCAGCATGTCGTCTTCGCTTTTGTTACGCAGTTCGAGGAGCTTAGAATGTACAGCCTTGACGGCCTCATCCACATTGTCCCCGCTCAAGTTCTCGATGATCGTCTGAGGTACCGCCAAAGCGGCGTTAATCGTGTCCGCCTCTAGCGTCACCAGTACTCTTGGCGTATAACCTTCTTCATGTGTATCGGTCATGGTATTAATTTCCAGCAAAGTTCAAGAAAGGCGCAGACAAACAAGTAAGCCGCCTGCCCCAGTGAAATAACAAAAAGAGCCAGTAGGAATATGAAAAACAAAGCACTTGCCCATTCCACAAACCCATGCGGCCCGCCGCCGAATACACCTTCTGTATCAATTTCGATCCACCGTATAGCCCAGCCACGCGCCGCTTTTAGCGGAAAAATGCTGAACAGCAAAAGCATCAACCGTGCCCCCCACCATCTCAACACAAAGATGGCATTTCCCAGCCCCTTCACGGTGCTAGATCCTGCGTCCTGTACTGTCATATTTATAATCCTTCCTGAAAAGGGTTAATGGATCGGCCGGAGACTCCTCCGGTACATTCTTTCCTACCGTCGCCGTCATAATCGACAGCCGCGGCGTCCACATCTCACTATATGAGGCTTGCATGCGTGTGGCAGCAAGATTCAAGTAGTTCAGGCAGTGCATATAGTGGTCAGGCCCGGCCTTCACCCACTCGGACACAACATCGCCGTTCTCCTCCGTCCGGTCAACCCGCTTTGAGTTCTGCAAATGCGCCTCAAGCAAATCCAAATCCGGCAACCGGGCAAACTTCACATGCCTGTTGTTCACCCTTTTCACCACCGCATCCAGCGCCTTCGTCCTGTTTATCTCTAACGTATAGTCAGATTCACGTACTTGCGATATCGCTGTCCGCCTGTCCGTAAGCGTATACATGGCCAAAAGGACCTGCCCAGCGGAGAATCGGCGTTGAATGCGCAGCATTGTATCAGTATATGGCTGGGCATCAAATACAGCGAGCTCCACCCCGAACTGAATAATCCTATTCACCACCGTTTCGAATAGCGCATCGTCCAGATCCTGCACCAGCTTGATCTGTTCATACCAGATCACGTCCAGATCGGACCCATTATTCCTACCTACCATCAGCCAGCTTGTCTTGCCGACGTCCAGCGCCATCACCGTGCCGCGTATCCCTCCGCTTTCAGGATTGATTGGCATCAATGTCGCGCATTCCTTCACCCGCCCGGGCATGACTGAGTTACTCGCATCCGCGAACGGAAGCCCCAGTGTAAAGTTCCTGAAGTGCCCGATCTCTTCCTTGTATTGCAGCATCTTGCGCAGCAAGGAGGTCGGATTGTGATACTTCGGCAGGTCGAACGGCGATACCGCCCAGCCCCTGATGTCCTTCCGCTCCGGATATTCCGCAACCCATTCCCGATTCTCCGGTCCCAGATCAGCCTTCTTGATCGGATGCCGGCAGCTCGGACACAGTAATTTTGCCGTCTCTAATAGCCCCCGGCTCTCCAGGCTCTGAACTTCCAGGTAAGTAATCTCGTACATCGAACCGTCAAAGCCAGCGACAACAACATGCTCAAGAAAGTTAGGCCAGAACCAGCTATTACAGTGGTTACACCGAACAAGACGGCGACGCTGATCACTCTTATCAAACTTCGCCGCAACTCCCATGTTCGGTAGCGTCGGTGTCGAAAACTGCCGGCGGATGCCGCGGATATCCAATTCTTCATTGTAAATCCTCGAGTGCGAAAGCCGCGACTCAGCTGTGACCAAGACTTCAGGGTTGGAAAAGTCGATTTCGTCCGAGATCAGGATGTCGGTCGGGATCGAGATGATCGCCTTGCCGAATGTACCCATCATGAACAGCTGGCTCGAGCCTATCTGCTTGAACGAGGCACTATCCCCGCCAGGAACCATTAGTTCCGACAGAGTCCTGCTTCCACGAATAACCGGATCGATTCGAGATTTGGAAAACCTAAGAGACTCATACACTGTAGGAAGAGTGTAGATTGCAACAGTATCTGGACTAATAGCAATAAACCCAAGGCCAAGCCTACAGATGCACTCAGAGACACCCACTTGTGATGGTTTAGTAACCACCGAATTCGGGTGCGTATCGTCGACGATGTCTTTTTGAAATTCATGATCTTTGAAACTGAATGGTTTTCCGTGTAGGGTTGTGTGTTTCTCCAGCCATGAGGAAACCCGCCCCAGCGCCGAAGTGCTGGCTATCGCATCTTTCAGGCGATTGACGTATTCCTGGGCGAAGTTATTGAGGGCCATCCGTGTCCTTATCCGATGTCGCGTAGGGAGAATCTAACATAACCCCGCCGATTTGCCACTTCTTCTCTCTCACCATGCCCGATCCTGCGACCAGTTTTTCCATGGACACCGACGCATCGTGACTTGGCTTGTTCCCCAGAACCAAAAAGCGCTCCAGAACCATGTCTCGCATGGTAGTTGAGATCGCCGGAAGCCTGCCGGCCGGCGCACCAACAATAATCTTGAAAAGCGTCGTGGCGCCGCCCCTATGCTGGAAAATAAGAGGCAAACACCGGGTTATCCCCGGCTGTGAGTGCAAAAACAGCACCAAACGCATGCCTGTATGCAGGAAAACATATCCACTTTTCGTATATTCAGGAGAAATCGCCTGCAAATCGGCACGCATATCAAGGAATTGATCCTCAGTCGGCGCATTGATGTCGAAAATCGACCACCGGTAGTGATGTGTTAGGAGCGCAGCATGAATCTCGTTGATCAAATGCAGGTCAGCCTCAAGCATTTTGAAAGCAAGAGTATGATCTCTGGCAGTCTCTACCGCAAATTGCATGAGACGCAGCTGAGAAACAAACAGATTTGACAAGGATTGGGCCTTGCGGAGCCAGGAAAACCGGTATTTTTCCGGAATAGCGTTGACCAGATTCATTGCACTTTCTCCAATAAACGCTCGAGCTCTGTGAAGAAGGTCTGCTGAGCAGCCTCTGGCAGGGTGTTGATGGCTGCGACGGTCGCCAATTCGACCTTGCGGAGCCGATCCTGGTTGGAAATCTCGGTATTCATCTTAGTGAGCATGGTAAACAAGGACGATGTGGCCTGCACCATGTTTTTCATTTCTTGGGTGGTGGAAGAGCGCGATGTTACTGACTTTCTCAGCGTTGTCACGTATTCCAACTGGTGCTGGATCTCAAGCATGAGCCCATTGAGGATTTTGTCGGCCGGAATCGCCTTGGTGTCGGCGTTGACATCGCCGTCGTCGAGCGCGACCGTCCTCAGAATATCTTTGATCCGGTGGATCTGATCGTCCGTCAGATAGCGCTTGTGCGTATCGAGCGCTTCAAGCAGCTCGTCGAGAGAGTAGTCTATTAGCGCGGCCATATTGTCAGGAATTTATGTCAACTTACTGTTGACTGAAGGCTATAAGGTGAGCATCCGTGCTCAACGACATTCCGTTGATGCGCAGTATAGTGAGATTTTTCAGGAATGCGATGATTTGGATCAATACTTGATAAATATCTACGATATTTATAAGGAAGAATGCCACGCACATGGGTCAATGATAGCCTTCTGATACCCTCACTGCCAGGAGTCATGCTTGTGGCGACGCGTATTATAGCCTAACAGGCATCGATGTCAACCTTACCATGTAATGGGCTGAACCCCTGCAACTTCTCAGCCCTCTCTCGCGCTTTTATTGCTGATTCCTTGTCCGCAAACGACCCTAAATGCTTTTTACGAATCGATGCGCACCACATCCCAGTCTTCGCTTGGTATACCCCGGTATGGCCACTTTTATTGGCTTTACTCCTACTGGCATTTCGTAAATTCGTGCTTCGAGAAACTTCTCGTAGATTACATAACCGATTATCGGCGCGATCTCGATTGATATGGTCTATGTCCAAGGTAGGTAAGTATCCGTGGTGGTATAGCCAGACAAGTCTATGTTCCAGATACCTTGCCTTATTCAGCTCTAAAAGTCTGTATCCATGCGTCATCACTCTTCCAATCCTCTCCCCCAGCTTCGCTTGACTATACACAGTATCTTCACTATGCGCGATGAGTATCAGACCCTTTGCCTCCTCCTCATAGCGCACAATGCTACGCAAATAATCTTGGCTCATCGGCTGCTTTGGCAAAGCAACCGCCAGATTAGAAAACCGCAAATCTGCTGGATCCCCATTGAGAGGGTATACCGGACGCTCAGGGTATTCCCCAGTCATCAAGTAAAAGGCGAGCTTATCCAGGCGATAGTCTTTGTTGTTGACCCGCAGAAGCCGCACCCCCTTGCTGGACACATACCCGGCTGGTTTTCCAGCTTTAGGGTAACTTTTAAGTGATTTCGCCCAAGTGAATTGGCCGGTTAGGGGGTCATAGTTGATGTTTAGTGGTGGTAGCATGTCAGTTCCTGCTGGTAGGTAGGTAAGATTGTATTACCAAAATTGAAAAATAGGAAATTTATTGTGGGGGAACCTATTCGTTGCGTCCATGGGTCTCCTGGTTTATCTAGGGTAGGGTAAAGCGTAGTATATGCATTCCTAATAACACTTATCTATAAGGTGAACACTATGAAAACCAATCAATTTTTATCTGACTTGAACAATATCGCAGCACATGACAGCTCTATTGCTAAGATTAACCTTGCTGTATCAGCCAATATAGACGGTCTATCGGTTTCGGACATGTCCGAAACCTTTGGACGGGT